GATAGGCCTGGCGTCTAGCACGGAGCTCCGCGTCATCCATCGCGGCCTGCTCATGCTGACCAGACACAACGGCGGCTTCAAGCACGAGCTTGAGGTCGTCGACAGCGCGAGCCCTGAACCAGAGATGCTCACGCAACTCCGGGCTGGAGGCTTCCTTCCACTGCTGGTAATACTTCTCCTGTATGTCGCCAAACACGGCCTGGACTGCCTTGTCTCCCAGAAGCCGCTCGATGGCGGCGCCGTGCTGGATCATCTCCTCTTTCGTTACCATGCCACTCCCTATTTGCCCACCTGTAGGAATCGCTTCAACATGAACGGCAGGTCGTCATCATCTGCGAGCGCTGGAGCTCCGATCATCAGCAGGAAGTGCTGGAGGAGCTGGTCCTCAATCGTCCCGCGCGGCTTCTCCGGGGCTTTGGTCTCGGGCTTCTGCGGCCGTCGCAGCGGGCGCGCGGCCATGACTGCCTGGCGCCAGGCCCCTGGGTCCACGCCTGGAGGCGCCACCATCGGCAGCTCGAGCACATGGTCTGCGAGCGGCTTAGCCTCTGGGGCGGGCTTTGGTTTCGGTCTCTTGCGCTTCTTGATCTCCGGCTTGAGGTCGGGCTCGCCGATGAACCGGATCTTCCCGCCACCGCGAGCTCTGCTCGGAATGCCCCGGCTATATGCTGTGCCTATCGCGTACGGGTGCAGGGTCGCTACTGGGGATCCGAATCCTACGGCGTCTTCACTGCCGCTAACGAGGCCCATCGCGAACGCTGACAAGCGCCTGGACGGGGTTCCAGAACCAGAGAACTTCTCTGAGGCCGTCCCTGCCGCGAAGGCCGAGAGTAGTCTCGCTGCGGTGCCCGACGCGTTGAACCGCTGTGACGCTGTGTCGGTGGGTGTGGTGGCGACTAGCGTCTTGAACGCAGTGCCGTCACCCGAAAACTTCTGTGACGCGGTGCCGCTGGCCGTCTTCGAGAGAGTCTTGACCGGTGAGCCGGAGCCCGTCGATCCCGCACCTTGGATGAAGTCGACCTCGAGCATCACCCCGTCGAGGTATGCATCTGGGTTTACGTCTGCTGTCGCCCACGACGAGCCCCAGCGGATCTTCAACCCATTGATCCCGGCGGATGACCAACCGATGCCGGTGCTCTCATCAACCGACGCAGGCGCCTGGCTGTAGTGCTTCGAGTGGTACGTAAGGCCCGTCTGCGAGAAGTCAGCGTCGACGAAAACATCAGACAGCGTACCACCATCGACTAGCTTCATCGACTGCAGGTTTGTCGTCGTGGTGGCTGCGTGGTGGGCCGAGACGACTTCGACGCCGTTGATGAACGTCGACGGCGGTAAGTCCTCGAAACCGACCTCTATGTACTCTTCGGACGTGGCTAGCGCGGCGTTGATGAAATCAGTGATTGTCCCCAGCGTGTGGTCGAGGTAGGTGTAAACGTCCTCGGCCGCAGGATCGATGTTGCCGCCTGCCGCGTTGTAGATGAACTGTCCTGCCGGGGAAAACGAGTGTGCGCCGTCGACGTTCGGTTTGAGGCCTACTACCCGACCGTCGCCTACTGCCCACTCGGCGATGTCGACTCCGGTGATGAAGTCATCCCAGATGATGTCTGCGGTGAGCCCAGTGCCACCTGACGTCTGGGCGCCTATCCGAATCTGAATGACAGTCGATGCGGCTTGGACTCTGGTCGCGGTGCCTTTGCTCACCCCGTCGACCATCAGGCTCATCGTGGTCGAGCTGCCAGAGGCATCGGCCTTGACTTCAATCCGGTACCAGACGCCCGTGGTGATAGGCATCGCCGTCGCACCCGTCGTCGTAGTGCCTACAGCCGCAATGATGTCCTGGGTGGCCGTCCGGTACTTGATGTTGGGGCTATTCCCGCCCGCGAGCTCGATGGAGAGGATGTTCGCGTCAGTGCTCGGGAGCGCGTTGAAATAGACGTATCCCCGCGCCCAGCGGGTGGTGTCCGTGACGACGAGCGGGTCGCGCCGTAGGTAGCACGTCTCGCCCACCGTACCGATAGGTTTGAACCGGTACGCGAGCCCTGAGTTACGCGCAAACGTACTCTGGGCCGTGATGGGGCCTACGGACGTGCGCCAGTGTCGGCTCTCGGGGATAGGCGTGGAGCCACCCCCGATGATTCCGCACTCCGCACCGCAAAGAAAATCTGCGATGGGCACAGCGGCTTACAGGTTCAGGCCAAGGCTGAAGGCAGTTACCGCGATGTCCGCGTTGATCTGGAAATTCTTGTTGTCGACCGTGATGTCGGCGCTGTCGGCTGCTTCGCCCACCGTCACGTCGATCACCCTGGTGCCGTCGCTCTTTACGAACGAGGCGAAAGTGCAGGTGCCGGTCGCATCCGCGTTGATGTCGGTCCCGATGCTGTTGGCGACCACGACGCGGCCTGACGCGGCCTGAAATTCGGTCGCATTGAGCGTGAGCTCGGCGAGTAGCGTGTTGCCGGAGAGTGCAGCGTCAGCAGTAGCGGGCTTGGTGCCACTGTAGAACCGCAGGAGGGAGCTTGCTCCGAGCGTTGCATTCAACGTGTCGAGAAACGCGTTGCACGCAGCCGTGGAAAAGCGAATATCTGAAGCCATTGTGTTGTTTTGTCCCTGAGTACCACCATCCCTTCTAGCGAGGTTTCCCTCGAGATCAGCAGCCTTACGCCGCGCCCGCCATCATCAACTCCAGCAACTCTTCTTCGTCCTGCATCCACCGGGGCCGCGCTGTTGCTCTGCTGCCCGCTGGCGCTCTCACCTTCAGCGCCTTGTTCCACTTCACCGGGTCGATCTCTACCGCTGCCGCGACCACCGGGAGCGCTGGCTCGGGCTCAGTCTTCTCGAGCTCTGGCTCGGGCTCCGGCTGGTCGGGCTGCTGCTCTTCGTCCTCTTCCTCCTCGGGGCGTCCTACGAAGCGGATCCTGCCGCCTCCACGAGCTCGCCGGGGTTCCGCCGGGGTCATGGTGGCCGTGCCGCTCGCGAAGGCCACCAGAGTGGCTACGGCAGCGCCCGAGCCTGTGTGAGACGAGCCTGGCGCGGTATTGGTCGCAGTGCCGCTCGCCGTTGCTGAGAGGGTCTTTACGGCTGCACCGGATGCGTTGAATCGCTGTACTGCCGTGCTGCTCGCTGTTGCCGAGAGGGTCTTTACCGCTGTGCCGGAGCCGGAGAAGCGCTCTGTGGCCGTTCCACTCGCAAAGGCCGAGAGGGTCTTTACGGCCGTACCGGAGCCGGAGAAGCGCTCGGAAGCTGACCCGCTGGCTGTTTTCGAGAGGGTCTTCGTCGCGGTGCCGGACCCAGTGAATTTCTGTACTGCGGTGCTGCTGTTGGTGAACGCGGAGAGCGTCTTGACCGGTGAACCAGACCCAACGCTGTCCTCTTGCTGCGCGACCGAGAACAGGAGGAAGGACATGGTTTAGGCTTCCCAGATCTCGAAGCAGAACCCGCCGAAGGCGTCGTTCGCCGTCGTGTTGTTCGGCCCGCCGTACTTAATGCCTGTCGAAGCGATGAGGGTCTCCACCCCATAAGCGGCGTCCCAGGTCAGGTTCGCGCCTGGGGTGAGGCCGGAGATGACTGCTGTGGCCTCATGGGTCACCATCGCGGTCGCGACTGCGGTGTTCTTCAGGCCGCCATTCGGGGCAACTCGCATCCTCACGGTCGAGCCCTCGAGCACCCCCAGTAAGATCGAGGGGAAGGTCGTGGCGCCGTGAACCGTACAGGCCAGGCGAACCAACACCCGCCCGTTGGTCGGGACCGTGAACGCAATCCGCAGGTTCGTGGTGTCGACGGCCGTCATCGCGAGGTTCGCGGTGGTGTTCTTCGTGACGGCTACCGCCGGGTCATAACACAGCCCGCCAAGACAAGACACTTACTCGTGCGCCTCTTCCTCATGCCAGCCGGTCATCGCGTTGGTCTCCGGGTCACGCTGGATCTGGACCCGACGTTTCTTCGAGCTCGCTGCTGGAGCGGCTGACTTCTCTTCGCCCGGCCCCGCCTGGTTGGTGGACCGGGTGAGCTCGATCTCCGCGCTGAGCTCAGCTTCCCTGATGTCCATCTGGTGCTTGAGCTCGAGCTCCTTGACCTTCAGCTGGATCTCAGCCGCCTGCTTGTCGCGCTCCCGGTCGTCCTCAGAGGCCGCGCGGATCCGCTCGCGCTCGTCCTCCATCTGGATTTCCTTCCAGCGCATAGCCATGTCGGCTTGCTTGAGCATCAGGTCACGCTGCGCCTTGAGCTCGTTGTTCTTGATGTCCGCTTCGACCTTCATCTTCGTGGACTCGATCTGGGCCTGGGCGAGCATCATGTCTGGTGACGGTGGCGGACCCTGCTTCGCTGCGTCTTCCGCCATCTTGTCCAGCTGCTCCTGGGTGACCGGCTTGAGGTACTTGTCGGTGTTCTTCTTCCCACGGAGCTCGATCATCTCGGCGAGCGTGTCCCGGTATTCCTTCCAGCCCACGATGGGGTTCGACGGCCCGGCCTTCTCCATCACTTCAGCCTGCTTCGTAGCGATCATGTCCAGCGTGGCGATCTTCTCGCCGATCATGCCGGAGCCCAGGGCGACGTTGACCTGCACGTCCATGTCCGCGTTCCATGTCCGGGGGTCGACCTCGACCCAACGGTTGCGGAGCTTCGCCATCCGCTTACGCGGCTGGTGCTTGATGAGCAGCTTGTAGATGCCCTTGAACAGCGGCTTGAGGGCCATCTCGGCGAAGATGCGGACCAGCATCTCTTGCTGTGCCTGCGCCGCGCTTACGGCCGCCTCAACGGCGCCTGGTGCGCTAGACTGCAGGGCGTCGGCATCTAAGCCTGAGACTCCTCTGTTCTGCCCGGTACGACGCTCGTTGATCGTGTCGACGAGATCGATGACCGGTAGTGTTTCCTTGCCCAGGAACGAGTGGGCGAATTCGCGGATGACCGTGTTCGGGTCGCCGGTCGCTCGGATCGGGGCGCCAGGGGCGACGTTCAGCACGTCGGCCAGGTTGACCATGCCGGACTGATAGACGGTGCGCGGGAAGATCGACATCGCGAGCGAGTCGGACATTCCCCGCATGAGCATCGACTTGTAGCGCTGGAGATCCATGAGCCGGTCGGCCCAGGACTGCCCCGTCATCGTGTGCGGCTCGGGATCCGGTACGAAGATGGCGAGGTTGATGTCATCCGCCGGTTCGTTCAGGACTGGGTAGTGGCCGGGGCCGAGCGTGCAGATCTTGCGGAGCTCCGCGATGCCGTCGCCATCGAAGTCGACCCGCGCGAAACCTTCGCAGTACAGGTGCTTCTCGTTGGCTTTCCCTGCCTCGATCTCGTCCGCGCTCAGCTCTTCGGCGACGCGCGCGACAACCTCTTCGTTGTCCTTGACGGCTGTGTCGTCCCCACCGTGCTCCTCGAGATCCTTTTCCTTGATGCCCATCGCGAGCAGCTCGCCCCGCGTCTTCCGGGTGCGATGCCAGACCGCGACGGCCTCCTCGAGGCTCCGATCTTCGCGATTGTAGAGGAATTCCTCGGGCGGGATGACCGCATAGCGGATCCGGCCCTCATCGACGGTGCGGGTGAATTCGACGCTGAATGTGGGGATCTTGGCCGGTGGCGCAGGCGGCTGGCCTGGCGCTGGCGGCTCGGGCGGGGCATCCATCTCGCCGTCCTGCTCGACACGCGTGAGCTCGACCTCGTCGTCGGAGGCCAGCAGCTCGAGCTGCTGCATCGAGACATTCTCGGCTTTGTGGTTGGTGATCTGCGAGGATTCGTCGAACCACCACTTCCACACGCCCAGCTGACGAACCAGCCCATCCTTGAGCATCGCGTGGGTGTTCTGGAAGCCGGGATTCTCTTCAGCGAAGATCTTGTGGACCATCTCGGTCGCCTGGTCGGCGCCCTCGACGTCCTCTGGCCCCTGGGGGGCGAATTCGACGGTACGCTCGGAACCGAACACGACGCGCAACATCGATGGGAGGACGGCCTGGACGCCGTCACGGACCTCGGTGCTGACAAACTGGCTGCGTCCCGGCTCTTCGTTGCCAAGCGGGCGTCCGAAGTAGTAATCGGTCGCCTTGGCGCGGAGCGGGGAGAGCTCGCCGTCGATGTATTGGGCTGCGGAGCTGATGAGGCCGGAGACGAGCGAGTGGAGCTCGCTCTTGTCCATCGGTCCTGCATCGGGGCGGGGTCCAGCGGCTGGGGCCTTGAGCTGCGGCTTCTTCTCGTCCCCGGTACTGTCAACGTAGAGCGCCATCAAGCGTCCATTCGCACCATCCTAGCTTTGGAGACGGGCGAGACGTGCCGGGAACGGCACGCCTCATCCGAAAACTGCTTACAGCCTGAAGATCACGACCTTGAACGTACCAGCGGCATGAGTCAGGGAGCCTGCGGTGGGATTGACGAACGAAATCGTCAGCTGCCCAGACGAGTTGATGCGGGCATTCCCGATGGTCACGTTGTTGCTGGACGAAGGGCCGGTGACCTGAACGATGTCAGTCGCGAGCAACACGACCGGGGACTTCGTGATGGTGAAGTTCTGCTCGACGGACGATGCTGCGGCGGTTGCGGCGGGGGTCAGCGCCTGCTCGAACCCGAAAATCGACTTCGCCGGGTGGGCGCGCTGAGAATTCCAGAATGACACGGTACTTCTCCTTGTGGTTTTCCTCCTGTGTTGGGGATCGGGGCAGAGAGGCCCCTAGAACCGACCAATTTAACTTGATGCGACGTTTCCCGCAACTTTGAGCTGCTTCCGGGCCGCCTTGAGCTCCGCTCGAGCCTCCCCGAGCTCCTTCTCAGCCGCCCAGAGGCGCCGAAGGAGCCGGATCACGGTGAAACCGACCTGGGTGTTAGCGTCTTCCCCGGCCTGGCGCACTTCCTCGAGCAATTTGCCCTTCAGCGGGGCCTGCATATACTCCGGCGCCATATCCGACACCAGCGTCGCCAGGTCTTCGGCCAGCTTGTGGGTCGGCCAGGTGTGCATATGCATCATCTCGTGGACGATGATCTCGTCGAGCTCGTCGCCGGTCACCAACTTGTCAGTATCGAACGAGAGCGTTGCCTGCTTGTACTCAGGCGAGGCCTCACAGGACGCCTTGGCACCCTCGAGGGGGCCATGCTCGAGCTGGATCGTCCACCCGGACAGGCCGAGCGGCTCCTGCAGGCGGTTCACGGTAGTGATGATGTGCTCGTTGAGGCTCATATCGGGCGAGCTCGCCGGGGCAATTTCCACTTTTTGAGGTTCGCCCAGGAGATGAGCCGTCGAAGGGCGTCCTCGGGCCGCAGCGAGGCGATTAGGCGCTCTGCGGTGGCTTCTCGCTCCTGTCCCTCACGGTACATCTTCGCCTCTGGATCCTCCTCTTCCGGCTGGTATCCCTCGCTGGGTGGTTCAAACAATGCCTTTGATCTCCCGCCTGAGCGGCTCCTTCCAGCTGGTGGGCGACGGGTCGGTCCCGGCGGCCGTGATCGCGTCACTCGCGAGCGTCAGCAGGAACGCGTCGGCCCGGTTCGGTGAGTCCTCGCCCGTACGCTTGATCGTCAGTTTCTTCGGCTCGACGATGACCTTCCCGTTGGTGGTGTAGTCGAAGGTCGGCATCCCGAGCTCGGCGGCCAGGATGTCGTCCTGCCAGTCGGCGCCCGGCTTCACGACCCAGACCCAGGTGTTCTGGCGCTGCTCGCGTGCCCACCCAGTCCCGTTCAGGGCGCAGTCTTTCTTCTCGAACCACTGGCGCCCCTTGAACCAGAGCTCTGAGCGGAGATTGTTGTACCGACCGCTCATCGAGGCCGACTCGGAGACGTTGATGCCGCGCACCGGGAGCCCCAACTCACGGAGTCGGTCAGCGACTCCGGCTCCGATACCGATCAAGTCCACGTTGATCTCGGATGGGCGCATCGACGGGAGGGTGTTATCCCACTCGTTCTTGATGATCCCGACCGTCTGCATCGTGTCCTTGCCGCGCCAGTCCTTCACCGGCTCCATCAGGACGTTCCCCAGCCGCTTCGCGAGCGCGCTGGCGTCTTTCCCCTTCCGCGCGACGTCGACGCCCCAGATCGGGCGAACGATGAGCGGGTTCACATCGCGCTTCAGCGCTGCATCGAGCAGCTCGAAGCTGATGACCGTGTCGTCGTCGACCAGGGGGAATTCGCCCAGGACGCGGACGCGGTATGCGTTGCTGTTCTCGCCGTACTGCGCGGCGATCTGCTTCGGGTAGTCCGGGTTGACGTTCGGATGGCCGACGCCGGATGTGTGGAACCGCGTCCACATCGCCATCATCTCGGGGCGATGGAAGACGTCGTAGAAGGTGCCGGTTCGCCGGGTCGGGTTCCCGGTCAGGATCGTGATCGCGTTGAGACCAGACATGGACCCAGACGCGGACTCGAAGATCGGCTCGGGGACGGCCGATGCCTCGTCGACGATCAGCAGCACCCACTCTTCGTGGACTCCGGCGAGAGCTTCCGGCTTGTCGGCCGAACTCGTACGGAAGCTGATAAACGACTCTTTGGGCGCCGCCAGGTGGGTAAACTCTTCGGCCTTGACCTCGAAGACCTGCAGGTCGGGCGGGAGCCGGTTGTACCACTTCACCGTCTCTGCGTACAGCGCGTCGAAGAGCTGTTTGCTCGTCGGTGCCGTCGCGACGGTCTTCTGCGGGAACCGAAACACCGCATGGTGGAGGATGATCCACGCGAGGGTGGTGGTCTTCCCTGGTCCGTGCCCAGATCGCTTCGCTATCCGCCGGTCACGTCTCCGATAGGCCTCCAGCAGCTCGATCTGGTCCTCGTACGGCTCGATTCCGAAGACGTGACGCACGAATCCAACTGGGTCATTCTCGAATTGGTCCGCGAATAGGTCGAATTCGGTAGTTGCGTCGTCCGTCACGGCAGGCGGTAGAGGTTCATCGGCGACGTCTTCGAGTCAGCGAGGGCGCGAATGCGTGCCATCGAGCTCTGCACAAGCGAGCGGGAAAGCCAGGTGTCGATGTGGGGTACCTGATCCCAGCCGAGAAGCCCGACCGGCTCGCGTCCGGTGACTGGGTCCGGCGACAGGAGGCTGGCCGCGTAGACTTCGACCTGTGACGAAGTAGAGCCGTAGCCCATCTCGCACCGGCCCGAGCTCGCGCCGGTCCCGCCCGCTACGGGAGCAGGCTGGCCGACTGGCGGACAGACAGTCTCACCAAACCCGGCGCCACCGTTCCCGAAGTTCAGCGAGAAATTCAGCTGCACCTTGTCGGGGATGAGATTGGCCCAGCCCTCATTGCGCCAGGTCGTGATCGATCCGAAGGAGTTGACGTACTGCGCCTGGACGGCGTCGAGGATCTGGTACTTCGGGTCCGATAGGCGCCAGTCGGGTCGGATAGGACACAGCGTGGGGATGCCGGGGAAGATGTTCTTGATGTACTGCGCCATGTCATCGATGATCGGCTTGGTGAACGTGCCGGATGGTCCCCAGCTCCGGTGGTTCGGCTCGTCGATGGTGCTGCTGTACAGGATCGTGCCCAGACCAGAGGGGAGGTGGCTCGCTATGGCGGCCTTGATTGCTGGGGTGTTGAAGGTCTGGATCTTTGCGTTCCACTTCGCCCGGTCGAAGGCGCAGGTCGGGACGTCGATGAAGCCGTTGTTCGGGCAGGTGCCCCCGGCCGAGTTGGTCAGGTAATTCGCGTGCCCACCACCAGCCATCGTGATGATCAGCTTGGTGCCGTTAGCCGCCGCGCTGTTGAGGAGCGGTATGATCGAGGTTGGTGAGACGCCCTCGAAAGCGGAATTGAATTGCGTTGAGCCTGCACGGCGGGCGGTATCGGACGACCACAGATCAAACATCCCGAACGGGCGGCCGGAGCTGCCAGGCGGGACGACGACCGGGGCGCTCTCGAGCTCGTAGAGCCGGGCGACGATGTCGTCCAGGCCGTGCTCGAGGATCCGGCGGATTTCGTCTTGATCGCGCTTGTTGTACTGCGAGGGTGGGAACGGCAGGGTCATCTATTCGTTCATGGGTCTACCTGTTTTGAAGTTGGAGCCGCTGGAGGGATTCGAACCCCCGGCCCGCTGGTTCGAAGCCAGCCGCTCTGGATCCACTGAGCTACAGCGGCACTATGCCGACCGAAGGACTCGAACCTTCACCTGAGTTTACAGACCGGTTTCTGAGACCGGAGCGTCTGCCAATTCCGCCAGGTCGGCTTGGATAGGGAGAGCCGGATTCGAACCGGCGATCTCGCGGTTCCAAACCGCGCGCGATGGGCCTGGCTACGCAATCTCCCTGTGTGCTAGATGATCATCATGTCGTAATCGAGATCCGTGACGGCTGTCCCGCCGCGCGTCACGGTGGCGCGGAGTCGCGGGAAGTACGGCGTCGAGACCTGTTGGAACTGAGCTCCGGTCGCCGTCTGCGCGGTGAAGGTCAGTAGGTCGAGCCAGACGGCCGAAGCGTCGGCGACGCTCATCGGGCTGGGCGAGTGCTGCACCTTGCCGGTGATGCTGGGTGCGGTGCCGGTGAGGCCTCGGATGACCAGGGCGCCGCCCAGGCCGCCGGGTCGCCGGTACTCTTCGGTGTAGCTGGGGCCGGTGTCAGTCGTAAGGCCGGAGGTGTTGTCCTTCGAGAGGATGTTCTTTGGAACGGGACGCCGCATCTAACTTGCCCTGTTGGGTTCTGCCTGTGAAATTTTGGAGCTGGGGCGGCAGGAATCGAACCTGCAACCGTCCGGTTAACAGCCGGATGCTCTGCCTGGGATTGAGCTACACCCCATGGCGGGGACGGGAATCGAACCCGTGTGGGTAGGCTTATGAGACCTGCCAGGGAAACCAGCACCCTCCCCGCTCTGAAATTTTTTGTAATTTTGTGAGCCAGCGGGACTGTACCCCGGCCCTTTCCACCCCACCCGGCCCGCCCCGCAAAGGTGTGTTGTGTTGAGCACAGG